TTCAATCAGTTCTGTTTGTTTGCGTTGAAGGTACGCAGGTAACTGGCGCTCAATTTCCTTCATGGAGATCTTAGCCATAAATCTACCTTCCACCCAACCGGTTAATTCTTTACCTGTACGGTGACCGTTTTCTACGTAGCTTGCATAATGCAAGTTGTTGGATATCTCAACCGAATAAGCATCGCCTATCTTCTTGACTTCACCAACCACCCAGCGGCGCCGTAGGTCACCTGTATCCACTGGTGTACGCATTTTGATCTTTCGATCAGCTCGGTATGCCATCTCCAGCAAGAAGTCACGTATGAACTGATCAATCACATTGCTGTTCAACGCTGATTGCACGCTCTGTGACAACTGCTCCAACTCAGAGTAATCAAACCTACCCAGCCGGGCCATTACGCTTTATCCTCACGTTGTAGGCTTATCTCCTGATGCGTGGGATACAAGAAAGGTTCGCCTGCTGTATATTCTCGGATTAAGTTACCGCGAGTCACAATGCATCTGTCGCCCTGCTGCATCTCAATATCAGGAGAAATGAACATTTTGGTTTCATAGGCAATGTTGTTGACCGACTCCGTTTGACCATTGGTACCTAATGCCTTTTGAGATATGCGGCAAGGAACATTTGTATACACTGGGTATTCACCTGGAACAGTTTCGCCGGATTCTGGTAACTCAACCTCTCCAAAACGCATGACCGTTACCAAATCTTCGTAAGTCGTCTCCAACTTTTGCCGATACTTTGCATAATCAGGCATCATACTACCACCTCAATCTGCGAAACGCGTTCAACTCACCTTGGTAATCTCTCAACACATCATCAATAACCGTAACCGTAGGCGTGGCAGGAGCCGTTTTAAACGCCGCTACTGGTTTAATAGTTGTATCCCCTATCTTGACTTCAAAAGCCTCTACAGGAGCCACAGGAGGGCGCAGGACATTGATTTGCTCCGTGCTTAATGCACTGGCTACCATAGCCACCCATGTGTATGAGAGTTCATCTGGGATAATCGAGATGTTGCAGTAGTTCATGATACGCAAACCGACCTCATCAACGTAGGTGCCAATGAGGTAATCATGTTCGGTATCGTTCACATCCAATTTCAATCGTCGTTTAACTTCAGTGATGATCAGTTCACGCTCAGCCTTCAGGCGTTGTATCTGCATCGCCCTCAGCCTCCGCATCTTTTTTGCGTCCTTTTCGTGTTGGAACGTCATTGCCACTAACCTCATGCACTTCGAAGTCCTCAACATAAGCATCTGCTGCAATTACACCTTTAGCGATCATCTCAGCGATATCTTTCGAGTTTACTTCGATGGATTCACCGGCTTTATACGGCTGTTTCTTGTACTTGATACCTTTCAGCAATGTTACTTCCATGTATGTTCCTCCTTGGAGGGAGAGGCGAACCTCTCCGCATTAGTTGACTGTTGCGATGAAGATGTTGTCCATGTTCTCGAACGATGGCAACACGATTTCGGATACAAGAGTGTTGACGTTAACTGGATGCGGCTCTTTAATTGTTGTAATAGCTACACCAGTTTCAACGATAGTAACCTCCGCATTTGTTGCACCACTCATCAGATCCGCTTCCTCTGGAGTTGTACCGTACCAAGTGCTGCCAAGGTTTCCGCTAGGGATGAATGTAACGACATCATCCGGGAAGAACTGTTTTGATGCTCCGCTTTCATCCTTATATTGCTTGTTGTATACTGCGAAATTAACCCCAAGCTTGGCAAGCAGGTATTGTCTCAACATTGCATCAGTCATGATGATGTTTGATCCACCAAGCGGATTCATATCGAGAGCAATACTCAGGTTACGCAAGAGATAGTTCCAAGTTTTACGAGTCAAAATACCATCTACCGGACGCGTACCAGTTTCATCTTCAATTAAATCCAACCAACGTTGAATGTCCTCAACCGGACGAGAATCTGGCTGGCTCCAACGATCATCGCCAAGCAAGGTTTCTTTGTGGTTTGGATTAAAACGATAATCGTACACATAATTTTGACGGTTAGCCACGATAGAAATAGTACCTGTTGACAGCAACTGCATGCGCATGCGCTCAGGAACAACCAGGGCGCCACCTACCAATGTTGCACGATCATCAAAGATTCGGTTGACCAAAGGTTGGTAGTATTCCGAGTTCCCGGAACCCAACAGTTTGAATAGTTCTTGGCGCTCTTTCTCTCCAATGTTCATACCCTCACGGAAGAACGGCATTTCTGTTTCGACTTTATCCAAACCAATGCGGTCACGCAACGTGGCTTTAGCGTCGAACGCGGATGGCATCAGGGATACTGGCAATCCTCCAGCACCTTTGATCCAGCTCAGATCCAATCCTTGCTGCTTACGTGCAGGGAATAACGTTTCTCCGAGATATGGGATACGATTGGAGTTGACTTCTTCGTAATATGTTGCGATTTCCTTTGATGTTACAAGATCATAGATAGTTGGCATTTATTTTCATCCTCTCTTATTTAATGAATTTAATCATATTCAGTGCTGTGATTGCGTCAGCTGTGGGAGCCGTTGGTAGCTTATCCAAATCAACAAAACCGTGTATAAGCAGCGCTCCAGGCGCTGGTCCATAAGTGACGTCAACGTCATAGAAGAGTACACCTTCAGATCCAGTGCCGTTCACCGCGGTTGCTTTAACAGTTTCACTCGCCAATACACCGCCGCCCATAATGGTACCGGCTGGTACAATTTTCTTGCCCTCTGCATTTGCCGTAACCCCTGTGTCATCAACCGTGATTGCGAGGTTAACGTAGTGATCAATAAACTTTAGAATTTTCTTTGTGTTGCCATAGCTTGTTTGTGTGTATTTCATATAGTCGTACCTCCATTATTTGAAATATGCTTCTCTTGAATCATTGAGCGACTTAGCATCAACTTGTTTAGCTTGCGCTGCTTGCTTGCCATAACTTGGTTTCTCGTCTCCACCTTGACTGCCCGGTGTGCCATCAGCTGGCTTTGCACCTTTGAAAGCTGGCTTTCCGTCCTCTTTTGGAACAAACAAAAAAGCCTTGCTTTCACGCAGGCTCGTTACTTGGTCGTCCAGGCCACCCTTAACTGACCCATCCTCATTCAATTCAATTTTCGTTTTGTCCAACAGCCCTGCCACGATATCGGGATCGTGTACCTGACCGCTCAAGGACAGTTTTAATGCGGTGTCCAATCGAAGTGCCTTCACATCAGCCTCGTATTGCTCCTTAGCGGTTTTGTTCTCACCTTGAAGCGTCTCGATCTGCTTTTTAAACTCTTCACTCAACCCGGCTGTCTTACCAAGATCAGCAATCTGCTTATCTCTCTCAGCAATACCACCCTCAGCCTGTTTCTTTGCCTCATTGACCTCATCGAACCGAGCTTTAGGGACAAACCCTTTCAACTCATCTGCTGAAGCTGTAGCGGCTTTATCAGCCAATTCCTCACTCAATCCGAGTGCAATAAATTGTTCTTTGTTCACGTTGATATCCTCCATTTCATCTTCGCTTGTTAACCCGGTCGCGTCCGGTGATGTCTTGTTCTTTAACGTCCGCAATACCAAAAGGACGGCATAATAAAAGGCCATGACGTTTAGTCCCAGCCCGGTTAATCCCTTAGCAACTTTTCCAAGTCGTCACGATAACTTTCGATAGTTTCGCCTAGTCGCATACGATCTTCTTCGAAATCACATGACCGTTCATCTATAACTAAAGACTCTGATTGTTCGAAGTCAGACAACAGAATTTAAAACAAATCACGAATAGCTTGTTTGTTGTTCGAAGCGCTGTTTAGCAAATACATAGACAAATCAATCACAGGGTATATATCTTCACCGGGTTGCAACTCGAAAGACTTGATTCCTGGATGATAGACACCTAATTTATTCAGTATCGATGCTGCTATTTCTTCGGATTCTGGATATGAGAACGCTGCTCCCTTACCAAGTGTAGCTAACACCAAAAAATCTCCCGCTTTGTAAGAACACATGTATCTGCCTTCAAGTTCAACGCCGCACACTTCACTTAAAAT